ACCGATGACAGTTGATGTAGAAGAACCTACGTTATATAAGACTCTTGCCACTTTTAACAAATTCTTGATTATACTTTTCTTTTAGGTTGCGTTTAAATTTATTCTTAACATAACCTAAACCAATCTTGTAAAACGGAAACCTTGCTTGATAATCTACGCTACGTTCAAAAGCATGTAATAGTTTTAATTTATTTTTTGCCATACGTTGATAGACACCAGCTACATTATTTATCTCTCCAATGAATTGTGTATTACGTTTTATCAAACCACTTTTTCTACCAGTCACGTTACCAAACTTATTAAGCTTTATGTTCTTAGTAAAAGGAACTGCAACATTTGGATTGCCTGATCTGATACCACCATCTATTTGATACTTTAAATATTGTGCTTGAATATCTTTAATAAACAACATACCGAAAAGATTCTTAATCATTGATTGTCTTACATGAAAACCTTTCTGTGTGAACGGTGTAGGTCTGTCTAATTTATCGTTTAACTGTTTTATCATAACTTTACGCAGACCAAATAAAGTTTTATTAATAGCATCGTTAGTTGCTTTAGGTATATGTCTTCTTTGCAACAAACCTAATTTCTTTTTAAATTGCTTAGTATCTGCTCTAATATCAATGTTCATGTTAAGTGCGGATGCAATTTATATAGGAGAATATGAAGGAGAGATAACATCCGCATGTATATTATACATCCTTTTCACGTTCACTGACTATGTTCTTACACCACCAATACAACTCTGAATCACTTAACGTGAGCTTCATACGATTAACAATAGAACAAACCAATTGTATATTGCCTACTTCATAACCAAGATTATTGTTCTTTCTGTCAATTGAAATAGAGTAATTAATATTACCTTGACCCTTTTGCCATGTCATATACATACCTGATAAGGCACACTTACCTTGTTGTTCATCCCAGATAGATAATAAATAATCAACTTCAATATCCCAATCATATTTGCTATCTCTTCTAGATGATTTAAGTTGTGTATATAAATTTCTAATGTAGTCTTCTGGGGTTTTGCTTTTACTAACTTCTCTTTTCTTTTGATTGCATGTTTTACAGATTGTTCTTTCAAAATCACCTTTCTTGTTAGAACCAGAACTAAAATTTTTTAGCGGTAGCAGTCTTAGACATACACTACATTTTTTCTTCTTGCTTAACATACGAAGTTATCTTAGGCATCATACCTTGTTCTGATAAAAGCTTTTTAAAATCAAAGGACTTTTTATCAAGCATGTTGATAAGTTCTTCAGCGGAAAAGATTACATAATCATCTTTGTATTGTGCTAAAGCATTTAATTTCTGAGCTTCATCTTTACAGATTATAACATTAGTCGTAGTTGCTTTATGTTCTACCATCCATGTTTCAGTTGGTAAAGGCATGATACCTTCCCTTACTAATTCTTGCTCTAAAGCTTTATAAGCTCGTAGCATCATCGCTGCATCCCTTATAATATCAGCATTTCCTCGCATGGATTTAGAATAGTTGTATTTGGATTTAGCTCTAATAAACCTTTTTTGGAAGGCAATATTTACTAATTTTTCAGGTTCATTAGTCGCAAACCTAGTAGTTATAAGGGTTTCAGCTTCTCTTACCTTTTTTAAGCTTTCTTCTAAAGTATCAGTCATAGTGTTAGATGGATTATCAGGTTGGATTGGATTAAGGATTAGGTACTATACATGTACCCTAATCCAATCCAAAAAACCTTACTTTTTTAATAAAATCCATAATTTTAAATCCATTTTTAATCCATTTTTAATCCATTTAATCATTATGTTCTTCTTTGTAAATAAATTCTTTGAGATCAATTAAATATATTTTAAGCACCATTGCTTGTTTCTTATGAAACTCTGCATTACTAAAATCAGTCATTGCTTGTCTATTATGATAGTCAATTGCTTTGACCAATAAAGCTATCGTATCTTGATAAGGCATTCTCGTGTGTGTTTCAAAGAGTCTAACTACTTTTGACATAACTACTCCAAAGAACTAAAAATTTGGTTTAAAAAATTTTCTTTATTATCTTCAAATCTAAAGAAATCTTCTCTTTTCAATGACAAGCAAGTTTTTTGTTCTTCATTTTTTACAACATAAATTTTTTTAATATCATTTGCAACAAGAACAAAAATTTGTACATCTTTGTATGGATAATTTTTCCAACTTGACAAAACTGTACTGCCATTTTTTCTAAATGAAATATTTTTTCTCCTTATGTCAAATTTATATCTTTTATCTTTTCTAAAAGATGAACTTTTTACCTGTATTCCTATGTATTTGTTATTGTGTTTGATTAAAAAATCTACAAGATTACTTTCAGGTGCAGAAAATATTTCACATTTATAATAAGAAAAAAAAGATTTAGCTAATAATTCTGCACCTTGACTATCAAAATAGTTACTTGATTTTTTTGTTGTATTTAAAGATAAATTTTCTTCTTTATTAAAAAAATCTAACTGCATCAAAACACCTCATCATCAAAGTCTTTAGTTTGATAACCTTTACCTTGTTCGTAATGCAAGGTGTCGTTGTCTTTTAGTTTTTTAAGTATGCTTTTGACAGTTCCAGTAGCAATCTCTGGTACTAACTTACCAATCTCTGCTTGTCCTAACCAAACATTGCTAGGATCAGTTGTACCTTTTTGCATATTGTAAATAGCATCAATAACTTGTTGATCCTTTTCGTTGACTTTAGCTGGTTTGGGCAAATCAGCTTCATCAATCAATTGCAATGCACCAGAAGTCATATCATCAATAAAAGATAACTTCTGTTCCACAAACTTGAAATTTTTATCTCTCATTGGCATACCATCTTTAACAAGTGTTTGACTAAACTTAACAAACATTTGCTCACCTAAGTTAGATCGTTCTACTTTGTATTCCCAATCAACCGATGCTTGTATAACAGAACTACCTCTAGCTCTTGCACCTGTACCATGTCCTGTGTGATGTACCAAACAGATACAAGCATTGTATGAATCTCTTAGATCATCAATACGTTCTATAAAAGCTGACATATCTTCTGTGCTGTTTTCATTACCTTGTCCAAAGTTTCTTTGCAAAGTATCAATCACAATTAACCCTACTTCACCATGCTTATCTTCTGCTTCAGTAACAGTATCTTTTAATAATTGATGGTCTTTATCGTCTAATAATCTTGCACCTCTAGTAGAAATTAACAATGGTGCATCTGCAATCATTTGATTGTTAAGTGTTTGCCAAGCAGACAATCTCCGAGCAATACCACGTTGTCCTTCACCAGCTAAATAAACTACTGTTGATTGTTTGGTTTTATGACCATGATAATCTCTACCAAGAGCTGTATTAGCTGCCATATCTACTGTCACAAACGATTTACCAGACTTAGCTTGACCAAAGATAGATACTACTGAATCTCTTTCAGCAATATCTTTTATCAACCAATCTGCTGGTTTTATATCTCTAATAATGTCATTAACTTGTACAAGACCAAAACTAACTCTTTTCTTAACTGTATTTGCTAGACAATAATCTAAAAATTCTTCTGGTGATTTATAAAAATCATTAATCTTGGCATCGTACAAATCGTCTTTATCATTGAATGCTCTTGGTGGTCTAACCACTAGACATTCTTTGGTCATTGGCTCTAACAGTTCTTTAAGTTCTTGTGCAGCCTTTTTACCAGCTTCATCATTATCAGGAAAGATAATTACTTTGCGATTTTGTAAAGGTGACCAATCTTGATTGTTGATGTTATTAACTCCACCATGCCAACAACAAACATCGGCTTTATCTTTGACAATAGATTCACAACCAATAGATGCTTTTTCACCTTCATTAATAACTACATAACCTTCTGGATTTTTATTAGTACAATAGATCGGTAATTGTCCTTCTGGTCTTTTCATCAACCAATTACCATTGACTTTGGTAAATGGTGCATACTTTTGTTTAATTTGATGATCTGTTGGAAATCGCATCACACAAAAGGTATCACTATATCTAACAAAAATTTCTGCTTGTTCTTTTAAAGCAAACATATCTTTATCAGAATAAGCTC